CTTACCTGCCGATACGACTAAGTTTTTAAAATAAAACTTCTCTGTTTCCCCTGCACGGTTTACTTTTTCTACCTGCACATCACCGTTGATTGACAAAATATCTTTTAGAATATCTTTTGTCATCTAAATCTCCTTAAAAATTAAAATTGGTTCCAACATAATCTTGTTCAAAATAATGCTCAAGATAAAAACTCGATGTGTTAATAAACCCACCTTCATCGGCAAATATTAGTTCATCTCCTAACGTATTTATACCGTTAAAATTAACCAAAACAATATCATTAACTCCTTGAGATGTTATAATGTTTTTAGTTGTATTTAAAATTACCCCTAGATCATTAATCTCGAATGTGTCAAAATATTCTGAAGGTAGTATTCTTAACAAAGATAGAGCTGTGGAGTTTAGATTAAAACTATTATTTAAAGTCAATGTACCTAGCAAGTTCATGCCTGCTGGGTGTAATAAGTCTATAACTGCTTTTTTATACTTCTGTAAATTTTCATCTATCTTTAAAACATACGAATATGGTTGGTAATAATGTTCGTTCTGTATATAAATTTCATCACTTAAAAATCCATCTATTGTGGCAAAGTATCCTGGGTACGGGCATTTTGAACCCAATTTTACAAATAAGGTTGCATCCCCGGGTAGACCTGTTGACTTTCTTATACTACCTAAATTACCTACTCCGGATGATATATTAATACTAGTATCAGTAAAGAATGTACCTAATATAATACCTTGATAATCTTCTGCAAAATACTGTTCAGATGAGAATGTCGGTGTCGTAATTGTACCGTAATCGGCAAATCCTCTTGTACGCTCCGATATGGAAGCAGAACTACCAACATATGTAAATGTCTCGGGTGTTTCAATACCTTCGCTTGCCGAAAAAAAGTTATAGAAATTATTTGTATAACCGATACCGTATGTAATAAACTGTAGGGTTTTTATACCCCCCACGCTAGTTACTTGGGTAACTTTTACCTTTGATGTTACCCCGTTATTTAACGTTAGCGGGAGTATATCGCCAATTTTAAAGTTAACCCCTGGGTTAACAATAGTTATAGAATTTGGAACACCAACAACCTCAGCCCTTACATTAGACAACTCAATAACATCGCCAACTGAAATTGGTATATTTTTACTATTATCAAAATAGTACTCAAATATATTAGGGTCTTCCCCGTTAATAGAGTAAGCTGGCTCTTTATTAAATAAGGAAATTCTATAGTATGTGTTAAGACTATTAGAATAAAGAAGCACTTCCTTATTTGCAATACTTGTTGGATCACCTGATGTTACTTTTAAAAATAAAGAATATTTTTGAACCCATCTACCATCAGAGGCTTTTAATACACTCTCATATGGGTAATAAAATTCAACGTTTTTATTAAAAGCAATTTTAAAAAATAATTTGAAAGACTTTTCTGAACCCTTACTATTATAAAGATCTTTTATGTTTTTAAATAAAAGTTTTTTATTAGTAAATAATTGCTTTGGTATATCGCTACAGTACTGCTGTAAAAAATACTGCACAAAGCTATCAATTGTTGTATCAATATCGGAATAGCTTCGAGAATTTTGCAGTAATTCATGAGCATATTGATCCTGCTCAAGGTACTCATAGTAAGCTTCTAAGAATGTTACGAACGTGTCATAATCGTATCTTATAAATTCAGGTAGTTGCGAATTTACAAGAGTTGATAGTTTTTCTTTTATTCTTGTTGTTGCCATTATAGTATGTCAACTTTAATAGTTAAACCTGAATTACGGTTAGCTTGTTGACTCTCTGTACTATCATCTATTAATATAATTTGATTTTTTAACGCTCTTACATTATAGCTGTTTTCTTGCACTTCGGCGCTTACTCTAATGTCAAATTGACCGTTCGGGTAGCCTACTGGGGTTATGCCATTGATTATAATTTCACCAGTTGCGTAATTAACCGTGCCTACTTCGTTAAGAGCAGAACCTGTTTCTGCATTAAATAATAAAACTTTACCTGAGCCGTCGTAATTAGCGGGAACTTCACTTGGTATATCTTTTAATACAACAGGTATTATATTATTATCTACACTAATAAAAAATCTTGTCGAGCTAATACCATTAGGATGTATTTTATTATTAAACTGTAGTACGTTGTTATCAATATAAGAGTTACGAATATTTAAAACAGGTATAAGTCTTTTTTGAATGGTAAGACTTGCTAGCACACCTACAATAGCCGGGTCAGAGTTATTAAGTTTTTGTAACAACGATGAATAATAAAAGTTTTTTTCAAACTGCTGCAGTTCAGTATTAAAATATGATAGTGTTGTTGCTCGTACTAAATTTGTAAGTTGACCTGAATCTAATTCTGTAAGATTAGAATCATATGTAACATCAATATCTAATTTTAAATATAAAAATTCTGGTTCTACAAATTCTGGTACGACAGTAAGAACTTGTCTATCTTTTAATATACTGTTTTTTATATAATTCTTAACAGCGTCATCCACCACGAACCCGTTGTATGGTTTTAAAGAAATAAAAACCTTACCGTACGATGGGGGTTCGTTATCCTCGCCGCCCCATACAGAGACAGCCTCTACTTGAGGGTATTCGGCTTTAATTAAAGCAGCATAATCATTTCTTGTTACAGCTCTATTTTTTGTTAAATTGTACTTAGGTGCATTGAACTTGATTGATGATAAGGCTTCTTTTTGTGTACCATTTGTAGAGTTACTAAGTACGCTAACAGTAATATTATCTGAGCCACCTATTTCGTTATCGCAAACAAAATTCTGTGTAAAATTGCTTGAAACATTACACTGCTCACCTGACGTGGAAAGATATGATATTTTAATTATATTACCAGCTGATAGTAGCTTACCTAATACACCATCACCAAAATATAGTTGATACCTACCAAAAGGATTTTCTTCAAGAAAAAATACTTTAGAAGCTGTATTAAGGTTAGTTATATCTTTTGCTAAATTGTAAGTAAAAGAAGTCAGATCTGAAGAAGAGTTTTGTACTATAACTTGTATAGTATTTGTGTCAATATTTTCATTAGGTATTTCATATTTCTCATCTGGACCTGGTGTTGCTACAACATGTTGATATTGTAACAGGGTACCTTCATACACTTCTAGATTCGAAAACAAGTACGTATCATTTACAGGTGTTGTAGTCTTTGTTTCTAAATTATAAAATGTGTAGGATTTACCGTTTATATTTGTAGAGAACGGAGTAAATTTTTCCAAGGTTAAAATCGTTGGTAGATTATCCGGGGAATTTACTGTTACATCTAATTTAGCTATAGCTGCCCGGGCTGATCTAGGTGTATAGCCTAGTTGTTTAGCTAAAGAAACTACCGAGGATCTTTTAATAGCAGAATCTAAGAACATCTCATTAATAACCATATTAGCTAGATAAGCATTGTAATGGGTATTGTATGCTAGAATATCTAATAGTACAGATAAGCCTGATCCTTCAAAATCATAATCAGCAAATTCTGTTTGAGAATTTAAAAATTCTTTTAGATTTTGTTTAATATCATCAAAATCTAGTTCGGCTATTCTTAAGTTAGGCATTATCTTATTCTTGAAACAGCAGTGGTAAGGGTGACCGGTTTTTCTGAGTTTATTAATTTAAAAACTATAGACAGGGTAATTTCGTTACTATCTACATTTTCATCTACTTGTACGTCAATTAATTTAACTCTTGGTTCAAATTTTTCAATAACATCAAATATAGTTTTTTTAATAATACTTCTTGTGATAGGGTTAAAATTTTCAAATAATAAACTATAAACTTGACATCCTATTTCCGGATGAAACGGTCTTTCGTAATTACGTGTAAATACTAGGTTTTTTAAGGAAGCTTTTACAGCTTCTTCATCGTATTTTTTAGTAATGTCTTTCGTAAAGGCATTAACGGAGAATAATAAGTTAATATCAGAATATTGTCTTGTTTTTCTATCTGTTGCCATTAAATTATTTATCCGATAAAAACATTAGGAGAACCAGATGTTATCACTTCTGATCCATAAGAATCGCCTTTTCTACCGGCGTTAAGTAAATTAATAAAGACACTTGAGCTAAAAGTGCTTAAAGCTACATTATGCGGTGAACAGCCATCATCTGAAGTAGCTAGATGAATTGCATTTCTATCATCTTTACGTACAATACCAATATTGTTAACATAAACATCGTTTGAGCCTTCGGCTGTTACCGTTGTACTATCGCACCCATGACCTGTACTTACTGTATCTGTACCGCTTTTTCTCGCTGCTTCTGGCATATTTATCCTGTTAAGCTAACTGCGATAGATCAGAAGAAAACTTAGTATGATTCCAAAATGTCATTACTTCGTATCGGTTATTAGTTTCTGCAAAAGAAATATGAATCCACGGGTTATTAGTATAAGCGCAAAATTCTAAAATAAACTGATCATAAGCTAATGATTTAGCTAATAGCTTTGCAATATCAAAATAATCTTTTTTAGAAGCACCTTTAAATTGTATATCCACAGCTTGACCGAGGGGGTGTACGGACATTGTTGAAGAATTTTTTCTTGATCTAAACCCCGATGTTACATAAGCATTCGGGTATAAGTTATATACAGGTTCTAATACATTTAAAGCTAAAACGTGTAAATTATAAGCTATACTACCATATGAAACTTCAGTGCTGTAGATGAAGTCTTTTGTAACCGCTGCTTTGGAGGACAACATCTCCACAGTGAAGTTAGGGGATAATTTAAAATTACCAGGTAGTAGCTTAGCATTTTTAATTTCAGCATTACCGGGTATAATGTTTCTTTGCGCAGAAGTTACTGTAGCAGTATCTTGTACTACGGGTTTTGCATTTAATTCTTCTGCAGTGGCTAAGCCTAGCAACTTTAATTTTTCTATATTAGCTGCTTTTTCTTCTTCGGTTAAATTAGGGTCTTCATTTAGTAGTACATAGTTATCGTGTATTGTAAGTGGCTCAGGGTCGCTAATATTAACTTCTAAAATATCTTTTCTACCATCAATAATACCTGTATTTGACACCCCGGCAATAATACTACCAGTAGCTGCAGAAGCTTTATTAGAATTTAACCAAATTTGTGCACCGTCAGCGTTAATATCGTTCCCCGCTTTTAAATTAATACTACCAGTGGCTTGATGGTATGATGAGCCTGAAATTTTATTATGTAGTGTTGTAGTTTGTAATTTAACAGCTGTGTTTGCAAATAAATGCATATCTTCGAGTACATGAAAATTCATTTGAGTATTAGATTTTAAATTCATTATCTTATACGCTTGTATATTCACTAAATTACTAGATATATTAAATTCTTCAACTGATGATAAATTAAACTTACCACCAGCCTGAGCAGTGATATCATTCTTACAAAGAAGATTAGTATCTCCTTCTACTTCTATATTAGCATCGTTACCTACAAAAATATTACATGCACCGTTAACCGAAATATCTGCTTTACCTGTTATTGAAATTTTACCGTTCTTATCTATAATTTCATAACTACTACCCTTAGTTCGCTTTACTACACTACCATTAGGGTCAATTTCAATATACGTACCTGATTTATGGTATACGTGTAACCGCTCACTACCAGGGGTATCATCAATTTCGATAATGTGACCCGATTCTGTTTCTGTAACTTTATTATACGGGTACTGTGCTTTATATGCAGGCTCAGGTTCACTCCAAGAATCGTTACCGGGTAACCTAGCCCCTACCATTTTATTATTTTTTTTGTCTTGTATAATAGTATTAGCAATATCACCTGTAGCTAACTTATTAACATCAACCCTATCCTTATACTCTTTTGTAGGGTAGTTTGCGTTTGGATCAATAAACCCTTTTTCTAAAGCAATCAGTTTTTCTTTATTCTCTACAGAGTATGCATCAAAAGAAGAAGATTGTTGTAGATATTTGTCAGTATTTTTTTGCACATACTTTGAATCAATATCACTAAGAGCTTGTGTTGTTGAACCCCCAGTGTAAGCTCCTGCAACTTCGTTTGTAGATAATGTAGGTTTTATTGTTTTACCGTAACCAAAAATAGTATCGGTTGCGCTTTTTAAAACAGTATTTACATTTTGTCCTATAATAGGTGTTATAGAAGCTAATAAAACGGAAGATAAATTATCAAAATTAATTAAATTATTACCTCTTGGTAATATTAATCTTAACTCGTTTTGTAGTGAAGAAACAATTAAATTAGTTACTTGACCTGTAACTTGTGTACTAACTGTTGAATTAAGGTTATTAAACAGCCCACTGCTGCTAATATTATTAGTAACTAAATTAACAGGGTTTTTAATACCTATAAGTGATTTAGGTATGGATTCTAAACTAAAACTAGTGCTCTTTAATACAGAGTTAGTTAATATTGGCGCATACTGTACTGCAATACGTGATACAATTCTTTTAAGGATTACGTTATCTATACCTGTGTTTAAAGATATAATTTGATTAAAAATAGTATTACTTAATGCTTGAGAAACTTGCTGAGTTAGAATATCTGAAGGTATCATACTGTTATAAGACCTAATAAGGATTTTTTTTCATCTTGATATCTACTCTTTACACCGGTTTGAATAGATGCTGAGCTTGATTTAAAGTATTGATTTACCGTATTAATTTTATATTCGCTAACTAAATTAACAATATCTTTATCGGATAATTGGCTTTTACCCTTTAAAGGTGTAACAAATACACTGGTATTTGCTGGTCCAAACTGCACTGCTGTAGACCATGCTAGATCTTGAACTGCTGGTCCGAATTTAGTTAAATCAATACCATTTCTCTGTAAGTTTGAGATATAGACATCGTAATAATTTCTCTTGACAAAGTCATGCTGATCATCATCGAAGGCGGTAGTATTTTTGGAAGCTACTTCTTTCCACTTAGCATCAAAGGCAGCTGTAGCGGGTTCTAAACCTGCAAATTCGTTTTTAAATTTACAACTTTTTAT